TGCGCGTGCTCTATCAGGACTACACCACCACCAACGCCGACCGCATCCAGCACCTGGCGCGCACCGCAGGCGTGGACTACGCCGACGCGCGCGTGCCCAACTTGCTGGGGCCGTTCATCGCGCGGCGGCAGGCCTTGCTGCGCTGGGGCGACGACGCCGACGTGTGGTGCAACCTCGATGACGACATGCGCCTCCTGCCCGACACCAACTACGCGCCGGTCGTGGCCAAGTTGGCTGAAGCCGGGGTCGGCATCGTCGCCTGCAACTGGCTCAGGTCGCTTTCCCCCGCCTTGCGCCAGCGCGCGCGCTACGAAGATCGCTTCGAACGCAAGGCCATCGTGTACACCGGCGGCGGCTACTGCTATGGCCCGCCCGTCGTAGACCTCATCCGCCGTGCCCCACCCGAACCCTGGCTGTTCGACAACGTGCAGTGGTCGCTCCTGAGCTACCTGGCGGGACGCGACAACTACCGCTACCTCGGGTCGCTCGCCCTGCACGCCATCGTCGGCCCCGGTGGACGCCGCCGCTGGACCGAATCCGGCACGGTAGCGACCCGCAAGCCGCCCGACCCGCGCTACGTGCGCGTCGAACCGTCGCCAGGCGGCAAAGGTGGCGACGTGTGGCTGATGCCCGCGTCCGACGCGCTCACGTCCGAAGCGCGCGCCCAGCACCGCGCCGCGCGCGCCGAAGCTGGCTGGACATGACCCCGACGCTGGCTGTCGCCATCATGCACGCGCCCTGGAAGCACGAACGCCGCGCGTGGGTGGCGGATACCCAGCGTCGCTTGCAGCCGCACCCGGTGCACGTCGTGGCCGACACGCGTCACGCGGGCTGCTGGCCGACCGCGCGCAACGCCTGGCTGTACCTGGCGACGACCGGCGCGACGCACGCGCTCCTGTTGCAAGACGACGTGCGTCCGGTGGACGACTTCTTTGTGCGCGTGGCGCCCGCGCTGGAAGCCGTGCCCAATCGGGCGCTGTCGATCTTCACCGACAACAAGTTCGCGCCTGAAGCCGTGGCGCAGGGATCAGCGTGGTACGCCGCGCAAGCCGGCGTCACCGCCCAGGCGCTCATCTTGCCGCGCGCGTGGATCACGCCCTGGCTGCGCTGGTGTGCGGACGCGATACGTCCGGAATACCCGCACGACGATGGCCGCTTGCGGCTGTTCATCGCCGCCCACCACGGGCATATCTGGGTGTGTAGTCGCGGCCTGGCCAGCCACGCGGGCGCGCACGGCAGTCTGCTGAACCATCGCTTCACGCACCCCGGCTATATCGCCCCGCCGGACGTGGATTGGACGCAGGGCGCGACCGACCCACCCAAAGGTGGTCAGCGCTTCGGCACACCCGGCGAAAGCTGGCGGGAAGCACGGTGTCGTCCCGTCCGGCTAGCGGATGCTGATTCGGGCTGGCGCCCGGCCGACGTGACCCCTGGCGCAGCTTGGTAGGGGGTCCGTCCGGCTGGCATAGAATGCTTAGCGGCGCGGTCTAACTTCGCGTTCAGCCCGGTCGATCAGGTCGCGGTTGACGAGTCCATCGCCGCCCATGTCCCAATACGTCCACCCGTCTGCAAGCGTGAGGTAGAAGTAGACGTGCGGGCGTCCCTGGTAGCGTCCCCGCCAGACGCACGCATCGGTCGAATGGCAGAGGGCGATGACTTCATCGATCAGGGCCTGCTGACCGTCCTTGGCCAACAAGTAGCTGTGCGTACCTACGTGCGACCCATCGTCGCGGTTGTAGCCGGGGCTGTGGTGCCACGGCGCGGCGGCTAGACGTGCAACCAGATCAGCGTGTGTGTGTTGGTCGGTCACCAGTCAAGCCTAGCGGCTACTGGCCGGCCGTGACATTACAATCGCGGCGTGCCACGAGCCAGAGGCCAGGCGGCTGTTGAGCAGAAGGCGCGCGCGCTGGAACGGCTGCACGTCGAATACGTGCCCGTGCGCGACCTGTCGCCCAACACCTACAACCCCAACGTCCAGTCCGACCACGACTTCGAACTGCTGTGCCGCAGCATTCTGGAGGACGGCTTTACCCAGCCTATTGTCGCCGCGCGGGTGACCAGCGAGTTCAAGAAGGACCAGGCGTTCAAGGTATTCAAGCTGGGCGATCAGGTCATCACTGACGGCGAACACCGCTGGACGGCGTTGATCTGCACCGAACACGCCAAGCGCAGTCTGCAAACGCCGCTGGCCATCAAGGCCGACACGTGGCGCGAAATGCGCGAACACCGGCTCGAATGGATGGCCGAAGTCGGGGACACCGAAATCCCGGTCGTGTTCACGCCCATGACGCCTGCCCAGATGCGCGTCGCCACGCTGCGCCACAACCGTGCCAGGGGATCAGAGGACTTCGATCTGACGGCCGCGTTGCTGCGCGACTTGGAATCACTGGGTGCGCTGGACTGGGCGCAGGACGCGCTGCTCATGGATGACGTGGAAATCCAGGCATTGCTGGAAAACGTGCCCGCCCCGGAAGCGCTGGCAGGCACTGAATACGGCGAAGCCTGGGAACCTGGCGAACGCGAAGACGAAGGCACGATGACCCAGGCCGCCGTCGAAGAAATGCGCCAGGCGGAACGCAAAGCGGCCGAAGCCAGGACCGAAGAAGAACGCATCGCCGCGCATCGCGACGCGGATATCTTCCGACTGTCACTGATCTTCACCGGCGACGAAGCGCGCGTCGTCAAAGCCGTGCTGGGCGAACGGCCTGCCGAACGCGTCCTTGACCTCTGCCGTCAAGCGGCTACAGTGCCTGCATGACGCTCGAACCGGACGATTTCGGCGTCGATCCCGTCGAACGAGATGATGTCGAGTCGTTCGATCCGCCGCCCAACGGTCGCAATGGGCACGACCCCAGCACATACGGCCGCGACCGACAGGAACCGCCCGACTACAGCGACTTGCAGCCGCCGCCGGAGATGCTGGTGCAGTCGGCACCCGGTCTGCCAGCCGAAACGCGCAAGAAGGTCACCGACGCACTGCGCCTGGGACTCACCGAACGCCTGGCGGCGCAGTACGCCGGGTTGACGTACGAACGCTACTTGAAATGGCGCAGACAGGATCAGGTCTTCGCGGAAGCCGTCAAGAACGCCGAAGCCATGGGCGCCTTTGCCTGGATGGCGCGTATCGAACAGGCAGCGGTCGGCGGCGACTGGCGTGCGGCTGCCTGGAAGCTCTCGCATCGCTTCCCAGCCGAATACGGGCGTCAGGTCTTGGAACACGGCGGTGAAGGCGGCGGCGCTATCCCCGTGCGGTTCGTGACCGTCGAAGTGCCCAATGGATCGACCGTCGATGTCAGCGAAGGCCCGGATATGCCGCCATTGCCGGAGCCAGATATCTACGAAGATGAGCAGGATGGAACCAACGGACTTTCAGATGGGTGACGAACCGATTGACGTGGAACGCAACCCGGAAGGCGCCAGCATGGCGGTCACGCTGCATTTCGATCCCACCGAAGCTTTCTCCGTGCTGGCCAGGGCCGACTTCTACAAGGAACCGGTGACCGACTACATCAAGAAACTGGTGATGGCCGACGCGACCAGCGTGGCGGTGCAAGTCAGCACGCGATGACCGTCTGGACCGAACCCGAAGAAGGCTACGTTACGGACGACTATGAGTCCGAAGCGGAAGCCCTCGAACGGATTCGGACCGCAGGCCGCTACGTCGCACCACCCACGCCTGCCGGCCACAAACCGATCTGGACCTTCGACCGGCAGGAAGGTCAGCTAACCCTCAGCTTCCATGAAGGCCAGGCGCGCACCTGGGCAGCCAAGCGTCGCTTCATCGCCATGATCGCGGGGACTCAGGGCGGGAAGACGACGTTTGGCCCGCTCTGGCTGTGGCGCGAAATCAAGGACAAGGGCGCGGGCGACTACATGGTCGTCACGCCGACCGGCCCACTGGCCAAGCTCAAGGCCGTGCCGGAGTTCATGCGCTTCTTTGGCGAAGCGCTGCAATTGGGCGAATACCACAAGGGCGACCGGGTGTTCGAAATCCCGCCCGCCAAGGGGATGCAGCTTTACGGCGCCTACGAAGCGTCGCGCATCATCTTCGGGTCAGCCGTCGCCCCAGAATCCCTGGAATCGGCTACGGCCAAGGGCGCCTGGCTGGATGAAGTCGGGCAGCAGCAGTTCCGCCTGGAGTCCTGGGATGCCGTCAACCGTCGTGTGTCGCTGTACCAGGGCCGCGTGCTGATGACGACCACGCCGTACAACCTGGGCTGGCTCAAGACCAATGTCTACGACCCGTGGGTCGAAGGCGAACCGGACGTGACGGTCATCCAGTTCGCGTCCACGCTGAACCCGGTCTTCCCGCGTAAGGAAATGGCGCGCGTCGCCCGCAACATGCCGGCCTGGAAGGTGGCGCTGTTCTACAAGGGCCAGTTCATCAAGCCCGACACGCTCATCTACCAGTGCTTCGAAGATCGCGACGAACGGCTGGGCGGGCATCTGTGCGACGACTTCCTGCCGCCCGCGTCATGGCCGCGCTTCGTTGGCGTGGACTTCGGTGGTGCCAACACCGCGCTGGTGTGGTGCGCTTACAACCCGGAACGCGACCAGTACGTCATGTATGACGAATCCCTGGAGGGCGGCGTAGCTGCCAAGGACCACGCCGCCCGCGCTTTGCACAAAGCGAAGGAACAAAGCGCAACGGTGTTGTACTGGATTGGCGGCGCGAAGTCTGAAGACCAACAGCGGCTGGATTGGGCGGTCGGGGGCGTGCCGGTCGAACCACCCATGGTCTTCGATCTGGAACCCGGCATCGACCGGGGCATCGCGCTCATCAAGATGGACAAGCTGCGCGTGCAGAAACATCTCCGAGGGATTCGGTCGGAATTCGGCACCTACAGCCGCGATCAGGACGAACGCGGCAATGCGCTGGAAACGATCTTCCACAAAGCGCGCTTCCACCGGCTCGACGCCTATCGCTACCTGGCAACGAAGCTAGTCGAACCGACCGTACTCGCCCCGCCAGTCCTGATCGTGGGCGGCGTTAGCAGTCAATGGACAAGAGGACGTGTTGCATGAGCGCTGGTTCGTATATCGATGATCGGTTGTGGTGCGCGATTGTCCCCGATCTGGTGCTGAACCCGGATGCCGCAATTTACAAGTTCTGGCGCGAACTCAGGAATGATCCGGCCACGATGAATCCCGGACTGCCTGTCACCCCTGAAATCGAAACGGAAGTGGGCGTGCAGCAGGGATTCTCCGGGGGGATCGTCATCGGCTGGAACGAAACGGACGGGGCCTACATCGCCAATGGTTAGCCCAGCCATCTTCATGCCGCCGGGGCTGGAAAAGCAGCCGGAGGTTGAACAGCCGACCCCGATCACGCCGGGGCCAACGGGCTGGTGGGCATATTTCCAGACCCAGCGCGACCTCTACATGGCGCCCCAAATCTACGACTGGACGTGCAGCATCGCCAGCACGACCTGGGTGTTGCAGGCGACCGGACTGGACCCAAATGCCTCACGCGAACGCATCGCGTACCAGATTGGTTACCCACAGTGCGTCAATGAGGCGTACGGGCTGATGGATACCAACTGCGTCGAGCGCGTGTTCAAGTCGTATCTGGTTGGGGCGACCACGTTGTGGCCGAGTTTCGATCAGATGTTCGAACTGGCGCAGCAAACGACGGGCATCTTGAATTCGACGCGTTGGTATCACTTCGTCGCCGTGCGTGGTGTGAGCGGCAGCAATATCTGGGTGGCGAATTCAGCGCAGGGCTACAAGGGCATCTACGAACTGGTGAGTCGCGGTCAATGGGACGCCTGGGCGGGGTCGTGGAAGACCGTCCTGCTCGAACACTAGTGGCGGGGTTGTAGCGTGTACAGAGCCATCCAGATCAATAGCCCGGCGACCACGGCGCCCCACACGACGATGCCGAGGACGATGATGATGCAGCCCAGGATGGCAGTCATGGCTACTTGCCCTGGACGCATGGTCGGTTACCTGGCAGGATAAGGCAGCAGTCAATGGGCTTCTGGCGTGACGTGGGGTCCATCCTCGGCCTACCCGAGCCGGCCCCAGATGACTACCAGGCGGTCGCAGACCACTTGCAACAGCGTCTGCGTGAGGAAATACGCGCCGACGTGCCTGGCGTGATGGTGCAATCCCCGCCGCTGCCACCCAGCGGTCCCTACGGCCCGGTCAGCGGCCCTTACGGCATGATGCCGACCGACCTCGTGCTGCAACAGATGCTGGACCCGCGCGCACTGGCCGGCGGTCGGTTGACGTGGGATGACCAGTACATGATGTTCGGCGCGGGCACGAACATCATCCTGCCGCCGCCTGACGCGCGCGCCGACTGGCGCTTGCTGAACGCCGACGAACTCATGTTGCGGCGGCTGCCCACCGATCAGGTCATCACGCTTCTGGCCGACGCCAGCCCAGACGTGTCGCGTGCGCTGTGGGATTTCCTGCGGCTGTGCAACCCCGGCTGGCAGTGCAAGGCGTTCTATCCTGGCAGTGATCGGCCCATGCCCCAGGCGCAGAAGCTACTGGACGACTTCTGGGCGCAGATCAAGAACCGCCACGGCTCCACAGAAGTCGTGATCAATCGGTTGTTCTTTGGGGCTTACCTGCGCGGCGCGCTGTTCGCTGAACTGATACTGGACGAAGACGGCCGGTCGCCGCTGGACATCGCCACGCCTGACCCGTGGACGGTGCGCTTCGAACGCTGGGTTGATCCAGTGATCGGCCAGGTATGGGTGCCCGGCCAGTACCAGGGCGCCGTGTTCGTGCCTTTGCTGCGGCCGACGATTCGCTACGTGCCCATCGACCCTGCGCCCGGCCAGCCGTATGGCCGCTCACCTGTCGTGCCCGCCATCTTCGCCAGCCTGTTCCTGCTGGGGCTGCTGCACGACCTCCGACGTGTGGTGGCCCAGCAGGGTTACCCGCGCCTGGACATTTCGATCATGCTCGACCAGTTGCGCGCGGCTATGCCGCCCACGATTGCGGCTGATCCCGCGCAGTGGAAAGCGTGGGTCGAAAACACGGTCGATGAAGTGAAGTCGGCGTACGCCAACCTGAAGCCCGACGACGCGTTCATCCACACCAGCGTGGTCGAAATCAATCGGCCGGTCGGCGCGGCGGGCGAAGGCAGCCTGGCTGGCATCGACGCGTTCATTGGCACGCTCGAACGCATGACCGCGCGCGCACTGAAGACCATGCCGTTGCTGATGGGCGCCAGCAACTCCGGGCAGATGGGCGACGCCAACCGACAGTGGGAAATTGAAGCCGCAGGCATCAAGGCGACCCAGCATCTGTGCGAAGACTTGCTGGAACAGTTGCTCACCGTGGGCGTCGTGGAAAGCCAGGGCGTCGCGGCCGACGTGCAACTGCGCTTCGCAGAACTGCGCGCGGCCGAAATGTTCCGCGACGAACAGACGCTCAGCCTGAAGCTGGACAATGCCTTCAAGATGTGGGCGTACGGCTACACCAGCGAAGACGAAGCGGCCAATCACGCCGTCGATCACCAGGCAGCCGAAGACGCGCCGATAGCCATGCCGTTGAATGGCCTGCCCTACGACCTGACCGTCGATATCGGCAAGCAGGCGTCCAAACCCCCGCCAACGGCAGGCGGGCCGAATGTGCAGGGCCGACCGCAGCGGCCTGGTCCAGGCGCTCCGGACAACAAGGACACGGCCGATTCGCAGGACAAGGGCGACAACACGCCTGCCGACGAACGTGGCGGCTGGCTGCGGCTGTCCTGGCCACGCTGGGGTCGCCCGAACCCGGTCGAGCGGCAGACGCAGCCGATGGATGTCGCGGGCGTGCCGATGGGCACCGTACCCGGCACCGTTGCGTACGACAGTCGCGATCAGCGCGACGTGCTGCGCGTGTGGGACGACAGCATGCCTGCCTACGCCGGGCTGCTGGACGCACGCCTGGAAGGACACAGCCCGGAGCCGGTGCCGCTGGAACCGGCGGCCGAAACCGAACAGCCCGCGCCCATGCGCAGCACGGCTGAGGTTCTGCTGGACATCGCCCAGCAGATGCGCGAGCTTGTGGTCGAAGTCAAGTCGGGAACGCTAGCGCCTCCCTCTGCGCCACCGGCTGCTCCGGCCACAGCCCGCGTCACGCATAAACGGGTGGAACGCGACGAAGAAGGGCGGATCACCGGCGTGATCGAGGTCGAAGAAGATGCTGAGATATAGCACGCCCACGACCGACGCCCAGACCGACACCGTGTGCAGCTTGCTCAACGATGGCTTCCTGCAAATCTACGACGGCAGCATGCCTGACGACGGCGACCAGCCAGCGGTCGGCGCGTTGCTGGTCGAGCTTCGGTTTGGCAACCCGGCGTTCGGGGCCAGTCAGGATGGCGTTGCCTGGGCGACGGCGATCCAGCCTGCGATGGCGACCAACACAGGGACAGCGGCCTGGATGCGTGCCCTGGCAGGCGACCATCTGACGACTGTCTTCGACGGTGACGTAGCTACGTCCGGGGCGATGCTGAATCTGGATCGGACGCTCATTCAGCAAGGCGCCAACGTGTTCATCAACGACTTCGCGTACACCAGCCCGAAAGTGTAAGGAGGTACCCGGCTATCCCCGCCACCATGCAAGCCCAATACTTCGGCGCCTCAGCGTCCCTGCCAGCCGGGGCCAACGCCGAAACGGGCATCACCTTCAATCGTGCCGATTCGCAATCGGGAACCACGCCTGTCCCGATTCCGGTCAGTGCTGGCGTCAATTTCACGTATCTCAAAGCGCTGGCCCTGGCGGTCACCGCGACCAGCAACACGAAGATCAACAATCGCACCGTGCGCTTGTCGGCAGGGCTGGCATCGGGGCTAGGGATGCACTGGAAGACGGTCACCCAGGCCAATTGGGGCGCGTCGCTTGATCAGTCCACGGCGACGAAATCGCCTGCGGATACCACGGGCACCAACAACGCCAACACCGCGCCTGGCGGCTACAGCGTGACGACGACCAGCCCGATTCAGTTCGACAATCAGGACCAGCAATCTAGCTCGACGGGTATCGGGCCATCAGTGCTGCTGGCCATGCTGCTGGCCGTGGACGCGACCTACGCGGGCGGTCCAGGGTCAGCGTCGCTGGGGAATATCATCCTCGGCTATGACGAGGGCTAGGCCCTGTCAGGAAGGGAACCAATGACGCATTTTGAGACACCAGACCCTGCGCCGCAGCCAGACCCGGAGCCGATCCCCGAGCCAGAACCGGAACCGGCGCCTGAACCAGATGGTGGTGAACCAGCGCCCGAACCGGAGCCTGCGCCGACAGCCTGATGCAAATCCCGCCCAACACGCCCGTCGTCTTGGAAGCCGACTTGCCAGCAGGAACGACCGAGTGGCCCGGTCCGCCTGCGTGGTCGCCCAGCATGCCTGACATCGCCATCATTGAACTGGTCGATGGCACAGACCAGATGCGGGCACGGCTCACCACATCGGGCGACACCATGGTGAACATCGCGTGCGTCACGCTGGCGGGCAGCCTGGATTTTCAGGTCAATCAGGCCGCGACAGCACCCACGTCGCCGGTGCAGATTCAGTTGACGTGATGGTCGGCGTGGATGGCACCCAGGCAGACAGCGTACGGCTGTGTGGTCGCTGCACAGACTTGTGGTGGTGGCTCGTGCAGTATCAGGACGACACGATCTTGCCTGAATGTCAGGGCACGAGCATGCCTCACGCGGCGTGGGGACACGTGGACACGACGCGCGTCAAGAACATCGTGCTGGTGCCGCGCCAATCAGGCTTGGAACAGGTGGTTGTGGACGTGGGCGCTAATTCGCCAGTCTTCTTTCGACGCCGTTACAAGGAACTCAACATCAGTGGTGGCCAGCAAGTCTCCCAGCAGAACATCCACTGCCTGGGGTATGAAGCCGCTGACGGGACGGGGAACTACGTGTTCGTGTTCGAAGACGGCAGCGTTCTGCTCAGCACCAACCGCAATGCAGTCTAGTGCCAAGGAGAACGCGAAGACGTATGTCTGAACAGCCCAGCGAACAGCCCCTGAGCGCGGTGCCAGTCGTACCCACGCGCTTGAGTGACGTAGGCGACACCGACGAGCAATGGTCGGCCGTCATCAACATCCACGACGCCAACCTGGCCCAGATCGAAGCCGCGCTGGCTGCCAACCAGCACGAAGTCGATCCGCATCCGTCCGGACAACATGGGCGCTACGTCAAGCGTCACCCGGTGTACCTCGTCGCGGTCAACTACGCCGAACTGGATGCCGAAGGCCATCCGACGCCAGGCAAGCCAGCCGAACTCGACCTGACAGCCGTCCGCGACATCTTTTCGACGCGCTACCCGAATGTCGTGGACCCTGGTGACCCGCCAGCCGATGGGTCGCATGTGCGTATCCGCGACTCCCATGTCGTTGCGGAAAAGGATTCAGTCGGCAACCCGACTGGCCGCGTGATCTTTGGTGAGCCGGAGGAAGCCAGCTAATGGCCACGTCAGGACGAGGCACTGCTACCGACACAAGCATCCTGCAATACGTGCTGGGCAAGGCTGCGTACACGGCACCGGCCGGCTGCTACGCCGCGCTGTTTTCTGCCACGCCGACAGCCGACAACGGCACGTTCACCGAAATCACGTCCGGCAACAGCCCTGGTTACACACGTGCCACGGTAGACGCGGCCAATGCAGCGGCTGCCTGGTCAGCCACGACGACCGACGCGACCGGCGTATGGAAGACCAACGCGGCGGCGATCACCTTCCCGACTGCTTCAGGCGGCTGGACGGCGGTCACCGGCTACGGGTTGTACGACTCGCTGACAGTCGGCACGCTGCTGTATTGGGGCACCTTCGGTTCAGCCACCACGGTTGGTTCGGGCGCAACAGCGTCGTTCGCGGCAGGCGCACTGAAGGTCACCGAAGCCTGACGGCCTGATGGCCGAGATACTGCCCTACAACGGGCTGCAAAGCACGCTCACCGGCGCGCTGACGGCTGGTGCGACGACGCTCAGCATCCAGCCGAGCGACGCAGGGTACTGGCCGACAGGTGGCGAGTACCGGGCTGTGCTGTGCACCGATCCCAACAACGGGCCTTGGGAACTGGTGCGTGTCATCAGCGGGCAGGGCACCGCCAACCTGGGCGTCACGCGCGCGGTCGAGTCGTACAACGGCGACCAGACCGCCAAGGCGTGGCCGTCCGGGGCGTACATCGCGGCGGTCATCACGCACGACAGCTTGCAGCTTGCGGGTGGCAGTCAGGGCTACACCGTTCACGAAGAATTCTTGCCGCTCAACGGCGCGACAACGGTCACGCTAAGCACCAACCCGGCACAGGGCATCGGCTTTGTCTCGCGCAACGGCATCGTCCAGTCTACGACCGATAACCACTACACCCAGGCTGGCACGACGCTGACATTCAGCACGCCATTCACTGGAACCGAGCGCGTGGTGGTCGGGTACACGGTGGGCACCACCGGCGCGCAGGGTCCACCAGGCACACCGTATCCAAACAGCTTCCCGCCAGGAACGCTTGCGGCGCCAGGCTGGTACGTCACGGGCGACAGCAACACGGGCCTCTACAGTCCGGCGGTCGATCAGATCGCGTTGGCGGCTGGCGGCACGGCAGGGTTGGTCCTGTCAACGACACGGCTGCAATTCACTGCTGACGCCACCTACGACTTCGGCGGCTGGGCTGGCGCAACTGGCTATGGCCGTCCAAACAACCTGTACGTGGCCAACGGTGTGTCCGCGCTGTTCATGGCTCTGGGTAACAACTACACCCTTGGGACTGGTGCGCCACAAGCCATCCTCTCCTTCTTTGGCCAGCCGGTTACGACTGGTAGCTATCAGTTCGGCATCGACCTCAATATCGTCGCGCAAGCGCCAGTCACCTACGCCTACGGGATTCATGTGCAGTGGGGGACTGGATATATCGCAGGCGGCTTTACGGCGACGACGTTCGCGCAGATTTACATTGACTGGGCGAATCTGACCAACAACACCACGATCACCAACGGCTACGGGCTGTACGTCAGAAACCAGGGTCAGAGCCAGTACGTCAACGCCTACGGCATCTACATCGAGAATGTCTACGGTGCGACCACGACCAGCATCAGTATGTACAACGCTGGTTCCGAGCAGGTTATGGGGACAGTGGGTTTCGGCGCTGCTCCAGTACCAACGGTCGGGTTGACGATGAAATACTCCAACCTGACGACCAACCGTCAGTGGGGAGTAGACCTGACGCCCACGTTCAACTCCGGAGCGACATTCGAAGCAATTGCACTACAGGTCCAACTCAAACTGGCGTCTGTCACCAACTCCAACTCGTACAGCATTTTCGTGTCGCAGCCGGCTTACACCAGCAGCACGTCCACGAACTCCTACGGGCTGTACATCAGCAACATGGGCTATCCGGGCGGCATCAGCAACGCCTACGGGATTTACATCAACGCCCAGGTGGGGGCCAGTAGCCAGAACGTTGGCCTGTACAACGGCGGCACGTCCTATTTCGCGGGAAATGTCGGCGTGGGTGCCAGCGGTGGAGTTGCCAGCAGGGGGTTGTATGTCTGGTTCCCGGTCACCACTGGTGCCAGTCAGTACGCGTGCGAATTAGATGCGTGGGTAAGTTCGTCAGCCACCACGGAAGGTGGCGTGCTGGAGCTTTGGTACAACAGCGTCAACGCTACCTTCACGACCCCCAGCGTTTCCGGGCTGCGGATCATGCAACCAATGATCGGCACCGGGAACACCATCACCAATTACTACGGCATTCGCGTTGACAACCAGGGCGCGCAGGGCGTCGGCATCGTCAACAACTACGGCATCTACATCTTCAGTCAGTCGGGTGCCACGACTACCAATATCGGTCTGTACAACGCAGGCACTACCCAACTCCAGGGTGCAGCGGCCTTCGGCACGGCGCCAATCGCCAGCCAAGTCACCTTCGGGATGAATGTTCGCCAAACATCCGGCGATGCGACGTTCCTGCGCGGTGGGTTCGGTGGTGGTACCGACCCGGCATATGACTTGCGGGTGAACGGCTCGATCTACGTCGGCGGCAGCACCAGCTTCGGTAGCAACATCAGCACGCCTGCCTCCATAACTGCTGGCGGACCGATGACCGCGCAGTATTTCGTCACAGATGGTGACTACCGGGGTGGCAGCGTCAATGTAGACCGCAACGGACTCAACGACGGCACGATGAATCAGCCCTGGTTGCGCTTCGCAGGCGGTGGCGAAGGCATCATGTCCAAGCGAACGTCATCAGGTGGCAACCAGTACGACCTTGAGTTCTGGACCGGCAACAACCTGCGGATGCAGATCGACAACGGCGGGCACGTCGGAATCGGAACTACAGCGACCTCCCAGTCAGCAGTCGCGCTGTACAGCCAGAACATGACCGGCGCGAACCAACTAGGAATGGACTTGGAGCCGTTCTTCTCGTCCGCAACGACAGCCTCCGGCTACATCATTTTCACGCGCTACAAGACCCTAGCCGCGAGCTTCACGATGACCAGCGGCGGGACGATCTGGGTGGGTCAGCCGCAACTCGGGTCCGGCAACACCGTGACAACGATGTACGGCGTGTACGTGGACAACCAGAGCAGTTTCGGCGGTGGCACGGTCACCAACGCCTACGGCATTTACATCGCTGCGCAATCCGGGGCCACGACCACGAATGTTGGACTGTACAACGCTGGAACATCGACGTTTGTCGGAGCCGTGACCCATGGGTCCAGCAGTACGTTGGTGTTGAGAGCGGAACCAAACTTCGCGACGGCCTGGAACATCGAACAGAATCCAACGGGTGCAATCGCCTTTTTGCCGTCAAACGCAGGCAGTTATGGCGCAGGCATCTGGATCAGCACCAATGCCTATTTCGACGGGACCGCTTACCAGGCGTACAACGCTGGAACCGTATCGTCCTACTTCAACTTGTCGCCCACTGGATTCGGTTGGGGGCTTGCACCAGCCGCAGCCAGTCCCGGAATACGCTGGGTTTTCAGTCTCCAGACCTCCGGCACGAGCGGCGCATCCATATGGATCGGATCAACGAATGAGATGATCCGCAACCCGGTTAATTCAGCACTGCATCTGAGCGTCGAATCGCGCGACGGCTATTTGATGCTGTGTAGCGCGCAGGGCACTCACGTTGCGTACAACGCCTATTGGGACGGCACCGCCTGGCAAGTGATAAACGCGGCCAATTACTGCAACGTCTTCATTACCAGCAACAATCAGTGGCTGTGGTATGGCGCAACGACCGTCAACAGTGTTGGCTGGGGAGTGTCTATGACCCTGACCAACGCTGGCATCCTGACGGTTGGTAGTGATGTCTACGCAGGTGGTGGCAGCGCGACAAACTCGGTGTGGGCCACGGCGTTCCGGTTCGGGACCAGTGGAACGAGTTACTACATGGCGCGCGACACCGGGAGCAACTCGTTGCGGTCGGTTGGCATGCACATGATGTCGGACGGCAATCTGTACTTCAACGCGAACTCCGCCATCTACATCGGTGGCTGGGACGGGACGTACATCCATACCAGTCACAGCATCGCTATGAATGGCAGCACGCTGGTGTTTTCGAACAACGGCGGTGTCTACCTTCAATGGAACGGCAGCGTGATTGTGACGCCGAACAATTTCCAGGCGAACTACCTGTATACGAATGATGGCGGGAACGGCGTCGTCCAGGCCCAAGCTGGCGACCTGTATTGTCGGTCAGCAACCGGCAACATCCGATGCACGAACCAGGGGAACACCCCTGGCACAGTATTCTGCACTACGATCAATGCTGGCGGGGGTTCCTTTTCCTCTGCGACTGCTCGCGGATACGCGACAATACAGACGAACAGTGGGAATGGCGACCTCATTCTGGGCGGGGCGTCATCCAATTTCTATATGCACCCCAACCTCACGGTTGGCTTATCACAGACCTATCCGCAGCTAGGCGTATTCGGGTTTGCGAGCATCCTGTGCAATGGTGTCACCACCAACTCGTCGCGGCGCTACAAACGCGATATCCAGCCCATTCGGAACGCGATGGCCATGGTGATGGACCCCGAGGTTGAAGGAACGCACTACCTGTACAACCCACCCCTGGCTGTCGAGAAAGACGTGCCAAAGTTTGGGTTGATTGCGGAACCGTGGCAGCGCATCGCGCCGGACGTGGTGTCCCTGGACGAAGACGGCGCCCCGATGAGCATGGACTATCAGCAAGTGACGGCAATTCTGCTCCAGGCGTTCAAAGACTACGTGGCGCAAACCGACACACGCATCAAAGACCTAGAAGCAAGACTGGCAGCTTAGGAGGCCCCGTGGGTAGTTACACCGTCACGACGACCGATGCCGAAGACCTGGGCATCCAGCACCAGGCGGGGTTGCAAGGGTCTTTGGACCCAGCCGTCTTTTTCGATAACCAGGCCCATGCCATGATTTTACCGTGGGCGCAGCGCCAGCAAGCGTCGGTCGCCCCAGCATCAGCCCAGGACGTAGCAACTGCCTACCTGGCAGCCGATACAGCCACACAACAGGAAGTGCTGAACACGTTAGGCATGACATCGGGTACGCCCAGCACAGCGTCTTCGACGCCTATGGTTGTTCTTCCGCCTGGCTAACGACTCCATGCCCGTTCAGGTCGTTGACATCCCCACGAGCTTCCGGTCCACGCAGCCGTGGTTCGTGCCGCCAACTTCCGGTGCAGGCGTCGAACTCTATTACCAGGCTAACCCAACCACCTACACGCTGATGGCGCCGGGCTACGTGCCCTCGGGGACAGCCGCCAGTTCAAACATCAATCCGGGTGTCCGGTTCACAGTAGACGTGCCCTGCACGCTCTCGGCAATCCGGATTTACCACGTCGCGGCCGACACTTCTACCTTCCATTGGGTGTACCTCTGGAGAAGCGACGATCAGTCCGGCCAGCCGTGGGTATCGAATCTCGAAACCCAGAACGAAGTGACCGGCTGGAACCCGGTCTACACGTGGGTTAGTGGACCCGGCGCGAGTCCGTTCGTTCCGGTCGAACTTGAACCAGGCATCACCTACACGGTCACCTACTGGGCGCAGAGTGGCACAACCTACGCCTCGCATACGAACGCACTCGCCAGCGCAGGCAGTGGGATACTCCACGCCAACGGGGGCGTCAGCGCGGCGTCGGGTGGTCAATATCCCTCGACAAGCCTCGGTCAGACTGGTGTCGGTATCGATCTGACCGTAACGCTGGACAGCCCGGCTGGTGTCCTGCAAGCCATCGACCGGGCAACCAATATCCGTCAGCCGCTGGTGTTAGCTGGCAACCCCACGTACGTGCGCGGTTCGATGCAAGTCGATCAACACCTGAATGTCGGGCAACCAGCACCTACGAGCAGCACCCCAGGACTGACCATCACGCAGCCAGACCCAGGCAACGGCTACGTGGGCCGTGTCCAATTTCGGCTCAGTGCCGATCAGTGGTCACAAACGCAACTCATTATCGAGAACCCGATGGCTGGCACGTATACGCCGATGCAGGTACTGATCCTGCCAAGCGACAGCAATGCGTCGTGGATTTCGACGTGGTACAGCCACGACACGAGCAACTCGTACTTTGGTGTGTTGTTCGAAGGCGGTATTGGCGTCGGCTCGACTGGTTCCAGGCAGCAGCCCGATCTGCGGTTCAACATCGGCCAGACCTGGCCTGCTGACGGTGGCTACCCGGCCTGGCAGATTACGAACTACAGCAGCGTCAGTCCTCCGGCGGGATCATTGGTTCCTGGCTACGACGGGGCGCAGAACTTCCTGTTCGTGGACATCGGGGAGAACGTCACCCCGCTGCGCCCGCGCGACCTTTGGCTGTCGCGTGATGCGAACGTCGGGAGGCATGTGAGTGCACCGGCAGGCAGGCTAGGTCTTGGGTTTCCTGTTTCTGCCAGCGGCTACGCGACTATCGGCGCCAGTAGCGCTGTGCTGACGGGTACGAGCCAGTACGGCATGTCGCTCAGCTTGGTTGTTTCGTCGGCTGCCACGACTGCGGCGACCGGGCAGACCATCAATATGTCAGCGGTTGCTGGAAGCTACACGATCAACACGTGGACGGGCTTGCTTATTACAAGTCCCGTGCTGGGTGCCAACGTCAGCGTCTTCAACCTGCTCTACGGCATCCACATCGCCGCCCAGGACACTGCGAACCTCAGTGGGTACGGCATCCTCATCGATGCCCACAACAACCAATTCAGCGAAGGTATCCACAACAACGCGCCCACGCGGCTGATGGGGGCGGTGAATATTGCGGGTGCTGGTTCGATTTCCCTCGACCTAGGTGTGCAACTTGCCGGTACCTGGGGTCTGCCGATGCAGATCAGTGCCCACTCGAACAATTCCTCCTATTCCGGAATCCTCGAAGTGCGCGGGTATTTCGATAGTCAGTGGAACGGTGGCACTGGTGCTGAAGTTTACGCTCGCGTGTATACGCAAGCGGCGACGTACACGATAGCCACTGCGCGCTGTTTCCAGGCTGCCGCTCCGTGGATGAGTGCCGGTGCTGCCATTACAGAGTTGGACGGTCTGTACGTCGCCAATTTGGGTTTGGCTGGCGTGACGAACGTCTACGGGGTCTACATCGCGGCGCAATCCGGGGCATCGTCCACCAACATTGGCCTATACAACGGTGGCTCCACCCAGATGCAGGGGCCGCTGTCATTTGGGTCTGCTCCGTCTAATCCAGGCAACTACGCCATAAACCTAGGCGTGCTGTACAGCGCATTCACGGGGACCAGTCAAACCGGAATCTTGGTGAATCCGGTGTTTACCAGTGCGGCCACCTCAACGATGACTGGCATCAGTGTCACCATCTACAACACCAACACGTCCTACACGACATCGACTGCCTACGGCATTTACATCGGCAACCCATCGTTCCAGGCCACCCCAGCAGTTACCACGAGCTACGGCCTGTTCGTCAACAACCAGGGCATGTCGAAGATCACCAATGCCTATGGGGTGTACATCCTCGCGCCGACCGGTGCCGCGACGACGAACCTGGGTCTGTATAACGGTGGCACAAGCTGGCTGTACGGGCATGTTGGCATCGGCAACCTCAGCCCAGGTCCGATTTCCAACTACGTCGTGTACATCTTCGAGTCGTCTAGCTCCGCGAACACCATCATCCAGGCAAGTGCGGCGCTGACGCCGACAACAGGTGTTAACTCCGCTATCAGCACGAGCCTTGGCATTTCCGCTGGGTCAGTGGCTATTGGTGGTGCGTACGGCATCTACATGGGCAGCCTTGGCATCGGTGGGGGTAATACCTGCGCATTCGCCGCTGCGGTCATGCTGTCAGGCAATACGCAGTCAGCGCAGGGAACGATTACAGCCTTACACGGCTTACGGATAGAGAACTATGGAGCCGCGAACGTCACGAACGTCTACGGCATCTACGTTGTTGCACAGACGGGAGCCACGTCGAACAACATCGGTATCTACAACGCGGGATCGATGCAGACCGCGAGCATCAGTCGCATCGGTGACGCGTGGGTCACCCCGACGTTGCTCAATGCCTGGTCGCATTACGGCGCACCTTGGGGGCCAGTGCAGTACCGCAAGATGCCAGACGGTCGGGTCATTATCCGTGGGATCGCGCAGGGCGGCGCTGTGAACACAGCTATCTTCACCTTGCCCGTAGGTTTCCGCCCTGCCTCGAATTACTCGCAGATGTTCGCCTGCGGTGGCGGATCAGGCGTCATGCGTATCGACGTAGCCGGTGCTGACGGCACGGTGCTCTGCACGGCTGAGGTCAAAGGCGGTACGTTCAGTTCGTCGTGGCAAGGTCTGAACGAAATCAGCTTCTTAGCAGAATCCTAGGGAGTGAGCATGAAACGAATCCAACTCCGCAACATCCCTGACCCCCGCTTTCCACCGGGTACGCCGGAGTTCTCGCAGAACCTGATGGCGTGGGACGAAGCCATCCGTCAGGTCATTCGCAAGCCGCTAGACCCGCAGAAGGGGGCGGAAATCGAAGAAATCCGCAAGGGCATTCGCGTACTGGACGCGCTCGACAAGGCCAAGGATGGCGTGGTCGAACTGGAAGACGCGGATTGGGAACACCTGAAAGCCAAGGTCCAGGCGATGCAGTGGGCCTTCGTGGACAAGCGCATCTTGCAGTTCATTGATGACGTGATGGACGCGAGCGATACCGTCACGCTGAACGCCCAGATGGAAGCCGCCAAGGACGGTCAGGTCGTCGCACAGCCTGTGGGCTGATTGATCGGGGCGCGCTGAGTCATGCCGATTGCAGCGCGCACTGCGACGAGCGGAACGATTGCCGCCAGCAGCAGCGGCAGCATCACGCTGCCGACGGGCTGCACCACCGGCGACTACATCGTCGTCGCCTTGACGAACGCTGGCACTACCGGTGGCAGCATGATTCCTGGCGTAGGCTGGAGTCAGCTATACGCGGCGTCCGCAGGCTCAGGCCAGTTCCTCACCGTGTGGGGTGCGGCCTATGACTCCAGGCTCGGTACGCCGTCAGTCTCGAATGCGGCCTCTGTCGCGGCCTGGGTGTGCAACTCGTACTTCCAGGCAGGCACCCAAGTCCTGCTGGACTTGAATACGAACGTGGTTGGCGCGACCAATACCACCAACAACACGACTATGGCTACTGGTGCGCCGACCAGCGGTCCGTCTGGCCTCGACTACGAAGTCCTGGCGTATGGATGGTCCTCTAGCGCCACGATCACCGCCGCGTCGGGTATGACCATCGACCGCCAGCAGGCAAACAGCACATCGTGTTCTGCGGCGCTCGGCCACAACAACACCAACCCACTGCCTGCCAGCACTGCCTGCACCGCGTTCGCGCCGACGATCAGTGCTGCCAGCAACCGCAAGTCGGGCGTTGGTCTGTGTCTTACTACGCGCACTCCACCGGCCGCGCCGTCCGACGCCTACGGACAGATGATCGACGCCGAAACGAGTCTGACCCACTACTGGCGGCTAAGCCAATCCACTAGCCCGCTGCTCGACTACCAGGGATACGCGGACCTGACGCTCCCGACTCGGTTCATGGGAGGCCAATCGACTCCTATTGCGGACAAGCTAGGCCTGGTCGGGCAGGATCAGAACGCCACGGGTAAGGTCAGTTGTCCTGCCTCCGTGATCTTGGACATGACCGCTGGCTTCTCGTGGACCCCCGCGTGGTCGTTCGAGCTTTGGTGGAACGGCGGCAGCACCGGCTCACAAAGCTATGTGGCCGGCTGCGAAGGGAGCGTCACACTCTCAGCATTAGCAGGGTTCGACCTGCTCTGGACCACCGGTGGCTTCGTCCAGGGACAGATCGGTCAGGCGGGTGCGGGGTGGGCGATCAACGGGCCAACCCGCTCCGCAGACGTGAGTGGCTGGCACCACTTCGTCCTGACCTACGACGGCAACACCCACATCGCGCAGTTGTGGGTTGATGGTGTCGCCGGCACAGCTACTGGTGGTGTCACCTGGGCACCGAATGCCACCGTATTCGCGCTCTGCAATACTGCGGTCGCATCCAGTGCCACTTCGACCGCTGGCACTATGGACGAGGTTGCCTGGTACAACGCCGTCCTCACCAGCACCCAAATCAGCAACCACTACGCTGCCGCACGCGGCATGTCTGCCGCTATGGCAGGCCAGGCGAGTTCCACCGGCACGCTGACGCTCTACACGCCGCCAGCCTTGGGTCAGTCCATCGCGTTGCGCGATCCATTGAATCAAGGTGCGCTGGGCGCTTCGTGGGGAGCCTGGGGTAGCGGCACAAAGACCTACGGGACTACGACCGGTTACACCGTTCTACTGGTAGCCAGCCAGTCAGCGGGTACCTACGGCGGCTTCCTGTCGAATGTCTGACCTGACAGGCCGCTACGCCTATATTCGGTTCAACCAGACTCCGACCCTCCAAGCGGGCGTCGTGATGACGTTCCAACTCCAGATCGACGGCAACAACTACATCGAAATCGGTCTGGTTGATACCAACTTGGTCGCTCGCTATTGCGTGGCGGGCGCTCTGACGACAATCGCGTCAATCGCCTGGCCGGGCGCCGGAACTCTGCTTGCCCTTCAGGAATCCGGCGGATGGACTTCGTACCTGTACGCCACGAACAGCTTCAACCCGTCTTGGATCACGTTGGCGTCAGTGCCCAACAAGATTGCCGTCGCGAACCTGTTCGCCAATCTGGTTGCTGGCACTTATCAATCGGTCGCTTCACCCGGCGCGGCAGTTTGGAGTTCGCTGAACTGGGCTATCCTGCCCGCGCCCAACAGCAGCGTTCAGGCGCCAGGCGTTGGCCAAGGGTCGAGTTCTGGCGCACTCATCTACGCCCAGACATTGACGCCGGCTGGGCCTACAGCCGCACAAGGGTCGTCCAGCACCACCGGACTCACGCGGCAGTACCTACTGACGGGGACAACTGCCGCGCAGGCCGGTTTTGACGAAATCCCACCGGCTCCCACCCTCCGACTCCAGGGCGCGACCGTCGCGCAAGGTGGACTGGACGAACTAACAGCCGCACCCACACTTCGCTTGGCGGCGACCACTATTGCGCAGGCAGCAAGCGGCGTATCGCTGTCCCTTGCAGTTCCGCTATCGGGGACCATTGTTGCCCAAGGCGCTACGTCGGCGCAGCGGCTGTTCATTCCCAGCAACTGGCCAGCGTTCCGCTACACGGCCATCCTCGGTACCTTCTACACGCGGCCAGGTCGCGTTGAACTCGGCGCCCCGCTGCTGATCGCCAACACGGTCAGCTTCATCGGCCAGCCCACTGCGCAAGCCAGTTCCACCGGCAGCCTGCGGGTCACGATTGGCGCAGCGGCGACAGGCGCCATCGTTGGTCAGGGTTCAACGACCGCCGGTCCCACACTGCGCCTGCCGCTGGCTGCACCG